ATCCACTACTTTTAATATTATATCCAATTTCATTAATGTGGAATTGATTTCCAAAACATAGTTCATATTGAGTAAATTGATTTAATAATGCATTAAGATCTCTTCGCATAATCACTTTAGTAATGTTTGATGTTATTGCACCATCAACATTATCGATAACTTGATTTAATTTACTATACTTAAATCTTCCACCAAATTTATTAATATCCAATGATGTGCCGTACTCATTCAAAGTTGATATAACTTTGGTTCTTAAATCATTTATATTTTCTACTTGAGACGAGTTGTAGTAAATAGATGAATTAATTTCAACATAAAGAATCTTAGGATCAATAATTTTTTGATTGATTCCACTCAGAGAGTATTGTTTTAGTTTTTGTAGAATAGTATTTTTATCAAACTCTGATATAAAAGTTGCATTTTTTGGTTTGATTACAATCATAACATTACCAAACTGGGGTGGATCTAATTCTTCTCCCCCAATAACCGCAACGGATTCAGTATTTGGATAAATTTGTTGTATTATTGATTCGTAATCCCTCGATGTAACCGCTCTGTATTGTGAAGAATACAATCTTGGAGCAAAATATTTAATTGAATCAATAGCTTCTATATCAGCACCATATCTTGCGGACGATGTTGTTGTAAGTGATACTGATTCTGGGATTATACTAGCTCCATTTGGATTTTTTACATTACCACTATATTCAAATGATGATGGACCATTACCTTCTTTACCATCAGTAATGATATATGTTGCGGTAATAACAGATCCGTTCTGTAACTTTTTACCAAAGATTCCATCGCCAAATAAAAGTTCATATTTTTCATCTTGAACTTCTTGGAGTAGATATACCTCAGAATCTTTAGTAATGTTTAATATATTATCGATTTTTAAATATTCTCTTCCGACTCCAGTATCAAATTGCTCTTTGATCTTTACAACTAACGTTGCAGTATCAATAAATGAGTTATCTAAAATGAATCTTTGATCCAGTGATCCATCTACTACAAATTGTTTTGTTAAAAATGTTCCTTGATAGACTTCAATTTCATCAAATTGTGCAGTCCATCTACCATTAACCGACTCTACGGTTGTTGTAATTGATTCTGGGATAGAAAATATGTATGATGAACGTCTTTCTGATCCAACACAAATTAACCCAGGATCTAGTGTTACGGTTGGATATGGAAGTGGTGTTAAAACAGAATTTCCAAAATCAAGAGACAAACTTATTACTGCTTTTGCGGATGATCTAGACCTAGGAACATATCCGATGTTTCTAGCAAGAGATACGACATTTTCCCTAATTGTTGCGGAATCCAAAAAGGATTCATTCACAATCATATTAGAATTAAATGCCGTAATATAAGTATTATACGCTAAAGTATCGATAAGTATAGAAAAATTAGACCCTTCAAAATCAAAATCTGTGAAATTTGAATTAGATCTTAGGTAGTCCTTAATTGATGTTTTAATCTGGTCAAAATCCAGATTTGTAAACTTAGTAAAAGGCATATGATTATCTTGTTGCCTCTAATAGGAAGGAAAATTCTTGAGTTGGAACATCTTGCCCCACAATATTAAATGATACAGTTACATCAAATTCATTAGAGTTGGGTTTAGGAATAACAAATATTTGCAAATTTTCAACTCTTTCTTCATATTTTGCAAGAGTCGATTCGATTTCAAATTGAATTGCCGATGCCGTGGCAACATCGACAAATTCAAAAAGAGAATTATATACATTGGTTCCCAAATCAGAATTAAAAAACCTTTCGGTTTTACTAGTTTCAACCAAATTACGAACTGCGCGACGAATCGCGTTCTCATTTTTTAAAATTGGAAGATCCTTTGTAACTGGATGGGGTTCAAAGGATAAACTAATATCTTTAAATGATCTGGATATCCTTTGAACTGCCATTTTTGGGATAAATTTCTTTTTTTATTTATATTCGCTACTTCCAAGAACTACCATATGTTGGTTCAGTACCATATTCCCAGTCATCATAGTCTAAATCATTACGAATTTTTTTGTGAATTTCATTTTGCTCCATTAAATTATGTCTTTGAATGTTCTCATCGTGCATAATTTCACGCATATGAACTTTATTGTCAGTGATTGTATAGTCTGTAATTAGTTTGTTTGTCCCCCAATTATCGAGCATATAATTGGTGTCTCTATCTGGATTTGGTTGAGTAGCCATCTGTTTTCTGTAAAAAGTAAAACAGAACTTTTAAAGGGGTTGCTATCCCTTTGTTTACATAAAAAAAGTGATATTAAATCACAAGGATCAATATCACTCTTAGTATATTACTTTTTTATTTATTCCCCTGTCCTCTGTATTTTTTCCTAGCTCCATTGCGAGACGAAGCGGCATATTTGGTTCCTGCTCCATCTCCCTGTCGAGTTTTTTTAGGGGGCCCTGGAGTATAAGAAGTTTTACCAGTGAAACTACCTTTTGCTTTAGCCATAAATTAATCTCCAATAATCTCAGTTTCAATTTCAGAAGGGTTTGGAGAACCTGACTCATAATATTGTTGTGCCAGGTCCTCAATGACATCAAAGTATTCCTCCTGTGAAAGGTTGGAATAAATCTTTCTACCTTTACACAGGACGTTGTATGTTTCCGTGCTTGGTCTGTTAGTCATCAAATAATTCTTGTTTTCTCGTGACCAACTCTGATACGTGGATCGCACCAAATTTCAAATCCTGCTTCCTTTGCATCCAAACAGAAGCTCACATCTTCTCCACACATATCTTGAACCTCACCAGATTCAAAGACTTGCATCTTAGGAGCAAACCAAGGATACTTCATTTCGGGATGCTCAAAGACACCGTTCTTAATCAGAAGCCATCCAAAACCGGTATAATCAACGGTGAATGGCTTACGACGCTTGGTGATAGAATCAACGGTTTCGTGATTCATTACACCACCATTGTTACGGAAATCATCTTCTTCTAACCAGTGTGCAACTGAAGTGGTGTGACCATCTTCTGTGGCATACCAACCTGCAGAAATGTCCTGATCAATTAGAACGAGTTGATAGAACTTCTCAGTGTTGAAAACGATATCAGAATCGATCCAAAGTTGCCAATCATACTTAAGTTTGCCGTCCCAGGGAATTTGGTCCGGGCCACGTAGAACATTTGCACCAAGACACTTACAACGTGCAAAGTTAACCATCGATGAATAGTCTTGTGAAATTTGAATACTTGCACCGTTCTGTACAAGATCAAAACACAACTGAACAAAACTCTTAAGATAGGTATATGAAACTCCTCTTCCTGGGAGACAGAATACGATTGATTTGCCTCGAATCATTTCACGGGCAAGATCATAATCCCATTCCTCTTCCGATTGCTTAGGCGGAGTTTTTGCTTTAACAGTAAATCCTTTAGCCATAATAGAAATTAATTACTTCAGTATCATACAGTATTATATAGTGATTGTCAATACGAGCGATTGTGATATTTTTCTTCTTCTGAGAGTTCAACATATTCAATGTCTTTCTCATCCACAACTTCTAAAATTTCTGCAAAATCATTTACGATCTTCCAGATTTCGGTAAATTTTTCTTCTGGAAGACTATGATATAAACATCTATTCTTTACGTAAATGTGGTAGACTCTATTATTCATTTTCGTGCTCGGATAATACAATGTCTCTTCCCTCAAGATTAATTTCAATCTCAGTATCTTCATACCAGGAAAGTTCATTCATCATCCATTCGGGAATCGTAATGTAATATTCCCCAGTAATTGGATCAACCTGTACGAGCTCAATATTTTCCCCGGATTTTTTTCTCATGTGCGGTATTTTTAAATCGACTTTATTTTCTTTTTATATAGCGAAAAAAATTTTTATAATGAGCGTTATATTTACATCGCTTCCGTAACACTTTGTAGGTTAGGGTAGTTATGCGTTTTTATAACCGCGCCCCGCGCCGACATAACAAACCCCCCACAATTAACTGCCAAATCACGAACGAAGGCACAAGGGCAGTAAGCGTAACCTACTGCCCCCCACACTCACTATCAGCGAAGTGCCGCCTTAAGTGCAATCTCATCAGGACGAAGTTGCCCTGCCTTGAGTGCAGAATTAGCACCGGTTGAATTATGCCAACGTGAAGAACCACCGCCAACCCGTGACATTACCAATTCAGATTTGCGGGCGCGGCGAATAGGCAGGCGGGTAACCTTAATCAGACCCTGTGCCTCAGCGATTGCCAGTTCCAGTTTAGTCGCGGTGGTGAAGTTCATTTGAGAGTGTAGAGAATTGTTTGGCGTAAGGCACGAACGGGGAAGGGTCACCCCCGCACTTCGTCAGAATGAACCTCAGCGAACTGTGCCGCCCATACGGTAGCGGGAATGCCCACGGGGTAAACCATAGCGGGGTTCTCATTCCAGCTGCTGCCGTCGTTACGGTAGGAGACCCACACGGTTTGGCGGTCCTTGAGGCGGGTAGCGGGAGAGAGGCGCATCGGAGGCGGTTGGTTGAACTGGGTTAATTGTAGCACGTAACGGGGCAGGGGGGGTCAATCCCCCATCGCTTCCTTCAATGCCTCAAACGCTGCCATCCAATGGTCGGCATCGGCACGGTTGCCGGCAAGGCGCTCATCTA